CCAAGCTCCCCGCGCCAGCGCTCAAGAGTGGCACCTCTTTTAAGTCCACACCCGGCCAAGTCACCAGGGCCTCTCCGTCCGCAACATCGCTCTCCTCAATGATTGCCTTGCCCTTGTCCGTATCGAATCTAACCGGAATGTGGAATTGAAAGGATGCGGTTGGAATGGCCGCAGGCCGCTCCGCGAAAGTCAACCGGCCCGTGGTATGGTCGAGCGTCCATCCGCTTGCCACGCTCGCGCCCAGCACGCGCACGCTCACGGTATCCTCGCAAAACGTGCCGTCAAAGCGCTCAACCGCGCTTGTGATGGGCTTGACTACCGTGCGCACGTAAGAGCGAGAGCCCACACTGTAAGTGACCTGCAATTGGAAAACGCAGCCCGTATAAGGACTATCCGCCACTTGAGCGCAAGCCTGATTAGTGGCCCGATAGTTCAGAGGATCAAGCAGCCGGAAAGCATCCGCACGGCCACCCACCACGCGGAAAAAATTCATTGCCATTTGATAGTAAGCGAGTGGCTTGTGATCCAGGCTCACTTGATACTCAGCCTTGGCAAAGGCCCAATTGCGGTTGCGCTGCTCATACCCGGAGAAGCCCTCATTGACCAGCGTGCTAAAACAGTCTCCGCCGCTCGCTTGAAAGGCTATATCTCTTGGAAACTCACACTCAAAAAAAGGCATATAAAACCCCAGGAGTCAGGATTCAGGAGTCAGGAGAGAAAAGAGCGGGCGGCCCGGAATCCGCCCGCCCAACCGCCAGCCTGCCGCTTCAGGCCCTTTCTTGCAGCGTTACGCGCCAGCCCTTACCCCGATGTGGTGCCACGCCCCGGATGCGCACACCAGCCCGCTGGCAGTCTGTTTTATATGGGTATCTTGGAATCAGGAATTGCGCCCATGAACCACGGTCATGGTGCGGTATCCGTCAGAAAGCAGTTGCTGCTGAGAGCGCCTAAAACTATCCGCGTTGGGCGTGTTAATGTGGTACACGGGCGCATAGTGCAAGGGCCTCAATTGCTGTGTGGTCAGAGAGGGCACTACCGTGCCGGAGGCCCCAGGTACAAACAACTCCGGGTGCTTTTCTCCAACCACGTAAGCGTGATTGGCCGTCACGTCTCCGCCGCCCGCTAGGAATCCGCCAAAGACGCCCGCGAGCTTGCCAAACACGGAAAGGATGCCGCCGCCCGCACCTCGAAAGAAGCCACCCACACCGGAAAGCAAACCACCCAGGCCGCCCGCCGCCCCGCTCGCTCCTCCACCCGGAGCGCCGCCACTTACCCCAGCGCCAGCGCCCAAGCCCCCGCCCAGGGCCAACCTATCCGCGAGGCGCACATAGAGCGGATTACCCCGCGAGCCATCCGCCTTGCCGCCAATCCCAAACTTTCCCAGGATGCCGGAGGCCGCTTTCTGGAGGCCCACCTTGAAAATGTTCTGCTCAATGCCCTGAAAGAGTTGCTTAAAATTGCCCTTTCCAGTCACGGCAAGACTGGCAAAAGAATCCTCGATTTGATCCACGGCCCGGAGGAAGGTATTAGCAAGCTCCGCGCCCGCACGATCTCCCGCAATAACAATCCCATCCAATCCCCTCCGTACAGACTCGCCAAAGGTTTCAAAAGCTCCGCCCTTATCAAACCGCGCCACATCCGCTATCACCCGCTGGAGAGCAGGATCAGTAATGGCGGATTGGAGGGAAACATTGCCCAGGGCCTTGGCCAGAGCATTCATGCCGCCCGCGCTCATCTCCGAAACCTGCTTGAGCGCCCGCCCGGAGGCCGATAAATCATCCTCATTGGTTGGCATTTTCGCCAATTGCCCAACGGTCAAATCCAGGGCAGGCTTTTCTGTGAACGTGCCCGCGCCCGGCATGGGCGGAATCATTTTCTTCGTGAAGTCGATAGGCTCCGCGCCACCCGCCGCCGCAAAGTCATTGCCCCAGAGTGGGAGCTTGGGCACCTTGAGCAGGGATTCCGTGGCCTGCTCAATCTTCTTGCGGTAAATGTCGAGCGCCAGAGAACGGGCCTCCAGGCTCTCCCTTTCGGAGCCGCCCGCCCTCACATATTTATCAATCTCGCGGATAGTGCGGTCATATTCCGCTTGAATCTGGCGAAACTTTCCGCCATGGATGCCAAGCTCCACCACCTCATCACGCTCGCGCTCAATGAGCGAGGCCAGGGCATCCGCGTGCGCCTTGACTCCACCCTTGAGCTTGTCCTCATTGTCCGTGGCCGCTTGCTGGCCCGTGGTGAGGCTCTGGAGGTGTACCTCGTAGTCAGTCTGCTGCTGTACGGCATCCTTCCAGGCTTGCTTAAGGGCTTTCCACTCCTCCATTGCGCCCTTTGGCCCCTCGAAAGGCATAGTGACCACAGAGCCCAGGATGCCCAGAGTATGGGCAATCACTCCGCCCATGCCCTGCATGCCAATCATGGTGCGGTTGAGAAAGGGAATAACTTTCTGTCCAAGCGTAATGGTAAAGGCACTCCAACGGGCCGTCATATCTCGAATCTCAACCTGATACTGCTTGGCTTGGGCAATCGCGCCCGCGTCAAAAAAGACACCCATCCTCTTGGCCTGCTCAATGGCCGGGCCGTAGCCCTGCATGGCAAGCAAGCGGAGAGTGGAGACGTTTTCCGACCAACCCTTACCCAGCAATTGATTGAGGGCGAGGTTGCGTTGGCCAGCATCGTGAAGGGCAAAGATGTGGTGCAGCACGGCCTGTATCCTATCGCCCATAGGCTTAAGCCCAAGCTCCGCCGCGCCCTTGGCTCCACCCATCATATCCCAAAGGATTTTGCTAGTCTTGCCGCCGCCCTCCGCCGTCTTTTCGAGGTTGGCCCCAGCCCGCGCCAAAGAGGTTGAAAGGGCCTCGAAACTCCCACCCGTCTCTTTGGTCAAGGCGTAAAGCCCGCTCATCTGGGTGGCGCTGATGCCCGTCTTGGTGGAGGCCGTGCCAATGGCGGAGCCCACCTCCGCCGCATGGTTGGCCAGGGCAATCATGCCGCCACCAACCGCCGTGATACCGCCCAGCACGGAGCCCGCGAGGAGCACGCCCAGGCCGCGCCCGTTGCGCCCGGCCACGTCGAAAGCCTCTTTAGCCTTATACCCCACGCCCTCCAGCACGGCACCCGCCGCTTGGCCCGCTGGCCCCAGAGAGGCAAGGGCTCCCGATATTTCGCCCATACCGGCCCGGATGTCTTTGCCGGTACGCTTGGCCGCGATACTCGCTTGATCCATGCCACTGAGAAATTTACCAGTGTTGGCAACAAGCTCAACATAGATTGAACCAAGACTAAAAGCCATTTTGACACCCGCCGATTAAGGTTGAGAGGATGCGTGGGCCGCCCGCGAAAGGCAGCCCACACCCTAACCCCAGGCACGGCCACACCTACCGATGAGCCCTTTGGCCCGCGCCTTTCTTGCCCTTTCGCTTTCCCGGCTTTCCCGGCCCGCACTTAAAGGCCGCCGTCACCGCCTTGACTTGCTCCGCGAGGCTTTGCCGCTTGCGCTCGCCAGGAATAAAGTCAACCGGGCTCACGGGCTCCGCATTCTTGGAGCGGAAAGGATTAGCGTTATAGATGGCCGCCGCCACAATGCCGGAGTAATAACAGGCCCGCTTATGGTGCTCCTGCTTGCGAGTCAGCAAGGCATCAAACATGGCCGGAGTCAACTCCCCGAATTGAGCCATGCTCAAATGAAGATCTGCGTGCGCAATCGCCCAAAGCTCCAGCCACGTTAAAGGCTTTTCTGAGCCTCCGCCCCCGCTGGCGGAGGCTGGATAGGGTCATCAGCCCGGAGCGCTTTCTCTTTCGCCTCCAGCACCAACTTGCGCTCTTTCTCAGGCAGGGCCAGGGCGTGGGCCTCATAAAGAGCGTCAAAAATCTGCTGCTGATTGCCACGATCCATGTAAGAGCGGATCACGCCCAAGCCTTCCTCGCCCGCGTACTCTGGATGACAAGCCAATACCGCCGCCCAGAAAATGATTGAGAGCTTGGATGCATTCATTCCCGCCCAAACCACTTGCCCCGTGGCGTCTCCGCCCGTATACTCGCCAATCAAGGCCATGGCGTTATAATCGAAAGTCAGCCGGAAAACTCGCTGCATCTGGGTGCCGTCATCATCTTTCAAATCGAGCGCCAGCGACACCCCAGGCACGATGCGCCTCTTTAAAGCAACCGCATTCTTGGCCACAATTCCCCCTTTAGGAATCTGGGCCGGAGGATAACCGCTCGCCCGGCCCGGAATTTTTCGAGATTCGCGCCCGCCCGGATTAGGCAGCCGCTTCAAAAGATGGCAAACCACTTACCTTGATCTTGATGTTGAGAGCCGCCTCTTTGTCCAACGGAATCTCAACTCCGTACTCCGTCACCAAGCCGTCAAATGTCCACTGGCCCGGAGAGCTTTCCCCATCCTCTTCTGAGGTTGGAGGAAGGATCAGTTGGAAAGGCAGCCGGGCCTTGCTGATGGCCGCCGCATAAACCGCCGCTTGGCCGGGATCATCCGGCACGTAGTTGACGGAAAAGCTCACCTCGCCCGGATCAGTCAAGGTGCTGATAAATTCTTTCACTCCGCCCGGAGACTGCACGTTGGTGACATCCGCCGTCTCATTCTTTAACTGTGGCCCGGTCACGCTCTTGACTTCGCCAATTTCAGTGAAAACAGGAAGGCTATCCTTGGTGCCGATATTCAACACCAAGCCCAGCCCGGAAAAAGCACTTGTCTTGTCATAGCTCATAGGTGTGTTACTCCTCGCAAGGGTTCAGGATTCAGGGCTCAGGATGGCGCACCACAACCGCGAATCCTAAACCCTCAAGCCCGGCCCTTACCTAGCCGGATTAATGATGTGAAGGGAAAAATCGACAACCGCACAATACAGGAAAGGGCCATCCTCGAAAGCGTCAACCTCCGCCACCTTGAGGCCGCCCTGCATGCGCGTGCCATCCGAAAGCAGGCCGCGATAAGAGGCAAGGCAAGCCTCCACAGCAGCCTTTGTCTGCTTGGCCGCGCCATAGCTCTTGCCGTAGCAATCCACTTGCACCCGCTTAAACTCCAGCCGGTTTGTACCCTGAGTGGAGTTGACGGGCCGCCCCGTCAACACGGTATAGACAACCGCAGGCAGGGTGCTTTCTTTCGGCAATTCCACGGGAAAAACTCCGGGCGTGCCATCCGCCCGCGAGAAAGGGCTGCCACCAATCTGGGCCTTGACGCCCGGATCAGAGGAGAGGAGATTAAAAAGGCCCGCCTCAAACATTTTTCTTTATCTCCTCGCTGAGTATCACCGTTAAGCCGTCTGCAAAACGGTTGACCACGGCATCCGCCTTGGCCTCAAACGTATCACGCACAAAATGTTGCGCCCGCATGAAAGAGGCCCCGCCGCTTTTGCGCTTCTTGCCCAGGCCCAGAATCGAGGAAAGGGAGTCACCGGCCTTGGATGCCTTGCGCCCAAGCTCTTGGAATAATCCCCAATAAGTCCTCTTGGTTGGCCCCACCCGCACAGCGCCCTGCAAGTCAGAGTTGACAATCCGCTGCATGCCGATGTGCCGGGCAAGATCACCCGGAATGCGCACATTTTTAGGATTTTCGGAGAGCTTAACCTTGTCGAGCTTGGGAGCCCGGAGGCGCATCTCATCTAGCCACGCTTTACAGGCAAAGGTCATGGCCTCTTTGAGCGCCCGCCGCGCCACGTCCAGAGGCATGCGCTCAAGCGTGCGCTGGAGCTTTTCCAGGCCCACCACCTTGACATCCAATTCGCCGCTCATTGCCCAGGCCCCTGATAAGCGGAATCGTCGCGCTCAATACAGTAGAGGAGCAGAACCCTATGCTGCTCATCCGGGTTATCAACGTGCATGATCTGAAATTGGCGAGTCACGGTCTGGGCCGGGCTCCCAAAGCTCTCAGCAAACCACACATTCATCTTGGCCTTGACTCCGGGCATCCAGCGGATAGTCACAAGGTGCGTAACCTCCGCAACTATTTGCTGGGCTTGGTGAAGCTCGCGCCCGGAAATGGCCTCAATGCTCGCACGGGTGGTGGCAAAGACCGTGGCATCCGCCGTTACAGGGCCGCCGAATTGATCTATTTGAGTCGAGGGATTCACTATCTGGATTGAATGTCTCAGCTTGCCCGCCCGGATGATGTCTCGCCTTGGCATATTCCCTCAACTCCACGGAGGCCCCTAAATCAAGGGCCGCCGTCTCAACACCCACGATGTAATGAGCCGGGCCAACCACTCCGCCGCCCGCCCCGCCCAGCCTAATTTTCCTCATAACCCATCACCGTAACCTTGTAAGGTGTGAGCAGCCGCGTCACTCCAATGGGCAACTCAATGAGCTTTAAATCCGTGGTTGCGGATTTATTCTCATA